GTGGTGGATTCATGGCAACCTGTGCTTATGACAACTTTTTTGCGTTAAGCGTGCTATATGCCTCGGATACATACCAGAAAGAACTCGAAAAAGTTCAACGACAACGCCAAAATCGAAGAGACGGCGCAGCGTTCTGGTATTGCCGTTCGCACTTTGAAGGATTACCAGTCGAACGGATGCGACATTTACGACGATGACGCAATTCGTGATCACATCCGAAAAAAAGGCATTTTACCAAGACAACTAAACGCTGAATGGTATGGCGGCGAATTGCCACAAGTAAGCCAAGACATCCAAGGGCTGAAAGATGCATTGCTAAAGACAATCGACCGAAACGAGGCGAGCAGAATCAAAACACAGATCGATGGCTTGCTTTCCGCTCAAAAGTTGGAAGTATTGAACGCAAGTTATATCTCAATGATTGAAGTAAAAGAAGCATTCATGAAACTTGGGAGCATCATACGATCTGGGATCATGCGGATGCAAGCCGATTTGCCTCCCGCGCTAGAAGGTCAATTACCGTCAACAATGGCAAAGATCATCGGAGAATCAGCGGAAAAGCTACTGACGCAATTGAGCGAAACTGAATCAGAAATTTGGCAAGATGAATAAAGTCGAAACTCTATTTGATGCATTCCGCAGCGCGTGCCGTCCACCAGCAAGAACAACGCCTAGCGAATGGGCAACGGGACGGGTGGGGCTTTATGAAGGACTCTCGCCAAACTACGAAGCAAGCGCAGCACCATGGCTTAGAGAGCCGCTTGATGCATTTGCTGACATTGACGCAAAGGAAGTTTGCTTACTTGCTCCAGTTGGCACTGGCAAGACTACCATGATCGAGGCGGCACTAGCTTTCGTCGTTGCCGAGGATAGCGGCGGCACAATGATCGTAGGACAAACTGACGCTGACATCAAAGATTGGGCAGAGACTCGGATGCAATACACTTTGCGTAATACCAAGGACACGGCATCTCTTTTACCGACTGGCAAGAATCGCCATAAGATGCGAAAGGACGCAATCATTTTCCCTCACATGCCTCTATTCTTAACCGGCGCAAACATATCGGGATTGCAAGCTAAATCCATGCGCAGAGTGCTATGCGATGAGGTTTGGACATGGGAACAAGGAATGATTCGCGAGGCAGAAGGACGTTTGCACGATCGCTGGAACCGACAGTTTTACCTTTTGTCTCAGGGTGGATACATTGGGGACGACTGGCATAAGAAATGGAGCAGCACAAGTCAAAGAGAGTTTTCCTATGAATGTCCCGATTGTAAAACTTGGCAACCTTGGAAATGGGAAAATGTATGGTATGACGAAAGCATTGAAGATCGCATCACTATGGCGCAAACGGCGCATATCAAGTGTTGCAACGCTGAATGCTCACACATCATCCAAGACAAAGCACAGATTCGCCGAGAGCTAGCCACAGGTGCAAAGTATATCCAAACAACCGACGGTATGCCAGACAGTAAAGGCTACCATTACAATGCGCTTTGCAATTGGAGATTGCCACTGTGGAGATTAGTCATTGAAAGATGCAACGCCATGGACGAAGTGAGGCGCGGAAACTTAGATCTTTTGCGCCAATTTGTGCAGAAACGTCTCGCGGATTTCTGGAGTGATGAGCAAGAGGACAATCGAGCAGAGTTGACTGGAGCTGGTTATTCAATCGCCGATTATGACAACGGTGAAAAATGGGAAGATGAGATCCATCGATTCATGACAATTGACCGACAAGCTGACCACTTCTGGGCAGTGATTCGCGCATGGGCAAGCGATGGTAGATCGCGCTTGCTGTGGTTCGGAAAAGTGGATACATGGGAGCGATGCAAAGTTATTCAGGAAAAATACAAAGTCGAAAATGTAAAAACTCAAATCGACTGCGGGTTCCAAACGGATGAAGTTTACAAGAGATGCTCGCAATACGGGTGGCTCGCATTACGTGGCGACCGGCGCGAAAGCTATCCGCATCCAACGAAAAAAGGAAAGCCAATCTATCGCAGTTATTCTCGATATCAAAACGTAAAAGCATCCAATGGAAAAGATACAAGAGTTTGCTATTGGTCAAACTTAGCGCACAAGGATTTGCTTTTCAGATTGAGAAACCAGCAAGGCGTTGAATGGGAGATACCAGACGATGCGGGGCAAGAGTATTTGCGGCAGATTGATGCAGAGGTTCGCCGTGGAGAAGGAAAGAGCGCAATATGGAAGCCGAAGCACAAAGATAACCATGCTACCGACTGCGAAGCCATGCAGACCGTTCTGGCATCAATGATGCGATTGATCGGAAATCCAGAAACTGAAGAAGAATCTCAGTGAGATTTGACACCATGCGCCATTCGTGGACGTATCGGCAAAACAATTGATTCAAGCGTATTATGACGCAGCTCAAGACGATCCGTCTTTGTTGCGATCGCTTATTGCGGCAAGAACTGCCGCGCTAACTGGAATGCTTTCCAAAGGCGGCGGTAACACGCTGACAAACTCTCAAAAGAACGGTGTTTCGTATTCCGTTCTTGTTTCGTTGCCAGAAACAACTCGATTGGTAGTATTAAACACCGCAATCAGTTATATCAAAAGAGGGATTAGACCAAGCTCGCGGTCAATCGGAAACATGCAACAAGACACGCCATTCTTATGATCGTTGACCAGTGGGGACAAAACTATAAAGCGGCACAAGGCGCAATAACGCACACGGCGGCAAGACCGTTTCAACCTGTGCAAATGAAGGATATTGGTGAGCTTGTGCCATCGCGTGACAGGAAAACGCTTGTTTCATATTCTCGCCGATTGTATTTGAATGAAGGTATTTTGCTTGGTGCAATTCAGCAAAAAGCCATGTATGCAATCGGACGCAGTTGGCAAGCTCAAAGCAAGTCGAAAGATGTTGAATTTAAGCGTGAAGCTGAGGAATTGCTAAACGACGAATGGTATAAAATATGTGATGTGCGCGGAGGACAAAACACGTTTCAGACTAACCTTTATTCTCTTTCTTGTGCCATTGATCGAGACGGTGAAGCGTTTGTTTTATTGACAAAAACAGATGCAGACTATCCGAGAATTCAGCAAATCCCATGTCATCGAATTGCCAATCCAAACGGCATGAATGACGGAAAGATTGCAAATGGTAAATACAAAGGAAAAACGCTTACCGATGGCATTATTTATAGTAATGGCGCACCAATGGCTTATTGCTTCAACGATGAGAAGGGCGATTTGATTCAATACATTGAAGTGCAGAATATGATTCACATCTTCGATCCGTCTTGGCAAGAGCAGGGGCGAGGATTGCCAGCGTTTACGCACGCATTGAACGATTTACGCGACTCTTTGCAGTCTCATGAATGGGAGCGATATGCACAGCTAATGCTTTCTAGTATTGCATTGATTGAGCATAACGAAACAGGATTGCCAGACATCGACGATAACGAGAATATCTTGACCGGAAATGCTTGCACTACTGAAAAGGGAATTATTTCCGAAAACTACCAAGGCGGCACGGTGCGCTATTTCGCAGCGAAAAGCGGCGGAAAATTAGAGACGATCAAGAATGATCGACCCGGCGATATGTGGGAATCTTTCCAGAATCGAATTTATCGCAAAGCACTTGCTGGGATTAACTGGCCATACTCAATGGTATGGCACGCAACAGGACAAGGAACAGCAGAGCGAGCAGATCTTGGACGCGCACAACGAGCAGTTGAAGATCGTCAAGATTTGATCGAATACGCAGCAAGTAGAATTGTCTCATACGTTGTTGCTAAGTTTATCAATCTTGGAAGATTGCCGGTGGCGGATGATTGGTATAAATGGAAGTTCACATACCCTAAAAAAATTACAATTGACGATGGGCGAGTATCAAAAGAGCTGATTGAAATGTGGAAGGGTGGATTCTTAAACCCGCAAGACATTCTCGGATTTCTCGGTAAATCACCAGAGGATCATTTGGATGAGCGCATTTCCTATCTAGTTCAGCAAAAGCTCAAACAAAAAGCAATCAATGAATCAGGAATTGGCATTACAATCGAAGATCGAGAAATGGCAATGCTGACACCTAACGAAACACCAACACAAACAACTTAAAACAATGGCTAACGAAATAACATTCTCAACTTCAATTAGAGCTACTAAAGGCAATGCTTCTGTGAATCAGACTGCAAATATGATCGCCAGCATGACTGGAGGTGACATGATGCAATCAACGCAAAATATCGGGACGACTGCTGAGCTTGTGTCATTTGCTGATATTACTGGCGCACCGCAACTAGTGATGATTCGCAATCTTGACGCAACAAACTTTGTTGAACTAGGCGGCGATTCAGGATTGACTGTTTTCAAGCTAAAGATCGCAGCAGGGAAAGCTTGCTTATTTACTCCATCATCTGCTACGCTTTATGCTAAAGCTAACACAGCATCGGTATCAATCATAACTGTAGCAGTCGAAGAATAATGAAGCCAACGGCAGAAATGGCAAACGAAGCGCGTCAGGGATTGGCTTGGCGTGCAGAATTCAATCGTGGAGGAACTGCGGTTGGAGTTGCTAGGGCGCGTGATATTAGCAATCGTGTAAATCTATCACCTGAGACAATTGGTCGAATGGTTAGTTACTTTGCAAGACATGAAGTTGACAAGAAAGCGGAAGGATTTAGGCAAGGTGAAAAAGGCTACCCATCAGCAGGAAGAATTGCATGGGCTTTATGGGGAGGCGATGCTGGCAGAACTTGGGCAAATGAAAAAAGCAAACAACTTAAAACAAAAAACTCTATGATTACAATTGAGAACAAAGCGGCAAAGGTAAAACTAAACGATCACGTTGATAAATTTAGCGTTGATCAAGTAATTGACGACATTGCGCAAGTTTACGGCATGAAAGCAGTAAATGAAAACTATAAGTTTGGCGAATTTACAGCAAGCGCAGAAAACGCAGTTGATACGCTAGAGATTGAAATTCACACAGGTGGCGGCAGTGTATTTGAAGGAAACCGCATCTACAATGAGCTTAAAAAGCTACGCAAGCGCGGCGTTGAGGTAACTGCCAGAATCAACACACTGGCAGCAAGCATGGGAAGCGTCATTGCTATGGGAGCCGACAAAGTTGAGATTGCAAACAACGGAAAAATCATGATCCATGAAGTTTCGGGCGGAGTCCACGGCAATGCAGAAGAAATCAAACGCTATTCAGAGCTTGTCGAAGAACTCAGCGACGACATCGCTGGAATTTACGCAGAAAAAACAGGAAAATCTAAAGAAGAAATGCGCGAACTCATGAAAAAGGAAACATGGATGAGCGCAAAGCAAGCTGTTGAAATGGGTTTTGCTGATTCTATTTTTGACACCAAAACAAACACGATGAGCATTCTCGACAAATTCCGACCAGACGCAGCCCTGACTGAAAAGGTGCAAGGCTTAGAAGCCAGCTTGAAAGACAGCGAAAATCAAATCACTGAAATTACCTCGGCACTCACCGAGCGCACTGGTGATCTTGAAAACGCAATCAGCGAATTGACGATTGCAAAAGCTGAATTGAGTGAAATGCAGAACGAAGTAGCAAGCATCATCGCCGAGCGCGACACAGTGCAAGCCGATCTTGCTGCAGCTCAAGCACAAATCACTGAATTGGAATCTGAAGTCGTTTCTGCCAACGAAAGCGCAAACGCTCGCGCAATCGAGATTGCTGCACAAGCTGGACTCGCTCCAGTCGCTGCTAGTGTCGATGAACATGAAAACAGCAAAACCAAAACTCGCGAAGAATTCAAAAAACTCACCGCTCGCGAAAAATCTGAATTCTCCAAAGCTGGCGGACGCATCATCTAACTTTTATGGGGCGACCTAAGAAAATTCAACCTGACGACTCGGATATTTCCGACGACACAGAGGACAACAACATGCAAGAAATTGCTGAGCTACCGCTCGTCATGTCGATTGCAAAACTTGAAACACTAACTCCACAACAAAAACAAGAGTTCCGCGCTAAAGGTGGAACCACAACTGAAAACTAATTTATGGCTAATACACTAACCAACCTAATCCCTAATGTCTACGCCGCACTGGACGTAGTTTCTCGCGAACTTGTAGGCGCATTGCCGGGTGTTACCCGTGATGCACGCGCTGATCGTATTGCATCTGGTCAAACTTTGCGCATCCCGCAAGTTCCAACTAATACTAGCAGTTCATACACGCCGTCAATGGCAGTTCCAAGCGCAGTAGATCAAACTATTGCGAATGCTTCGCTTACTCTTTCGAAGAATAAGTATGCCGCTTTCTCTTGGACTGGTGAAGAACAATACGCAATGGATCAGGGTGTTGGCTTCTTGACTCTTGAGCAGCAACAAATCGCGCAAGCATTCCGCGTGCTGGTTAATGAAATGGAAAACGATGTTTGCGATGCTCTCGCCGCAGGTGCTTCTCGCGCTTACGGAACCGCCGCCACAACTCCATTTGCTTCTAACTTAGGAGACTCCGCACAAGTTCGCAAGATTCTCGACGACAACGGCGCACCAACATCTAGCCGCTCTCTTGTTATTGACACATCGGCAGGTGCAGCACTTCGCACACTCGGTCAATTGACCAAAGCTAACGAAGCTGGTAACACCATGACTTTGCGTGATGGAGAATTGCTCAATCTGCAAGGTTTCAGCGTTCGCGAATCGGCGCAAATCAACGGAGCCACCGCAGGAACTGGTGCAAGCTACCTTGTAAACGGAGCGCTTTCCGCTGGTGCTACCTCTATCACCGTTGACACTGGATCTGGAACGATCCTTGCTGGTGACATTGTGACCATTGGAGGCAATAAATATGTTGTTGCGACTGCTCTTGCTTCTAACGTCTTTACGATTAACGCACCTGGTCTTGTTGGAGCTGTTGCCGACAACGCAACTGTTACCGTGAGCGCAACGAGCCAACGCAACCTTGCATTCTCTAGCGATGCTCTTGTGCTTGCTACTCGCTTGCCAATGTTCCCATCTCAGGGTGATTTGTCAATTGACAACGAAGTCATCACCGATCCTCGCACTGGCATCAGCTTTGACTTGCGCGTCTATCCCGGTGATGGAATGGTGTTGTATCGTATTCACGCTCTTTGGGGCTGGGTCGCTGCAAAACCAGCACACGCCGCATTGCTTCTTGGTTGATTTTCTGTCTGTAGTTTATCATGGTCAGCCCTCACACTGGAAACGGTGTGGGGGTTTTTACTTTGACACCGACGATATTACATAATGAGTTTGGTTGATGATTTCATGCTAGCGCACAATTCCGAAAGTGATACCACGATGGGAACCGTCACGATGATATGCGCCGGTCAGACATTCAGCGTAGTTGACAACCTAATAAGCAAAGCGGTAGATGGCGAATTTGGCGGACTTGAGCCACAAGTAAGAGGCGCAGTAACAGCGCAACCGAAAGACGTAAGCAATCCAAAATCCCTGATCAACAAACGATGCACCGTTGATAGCGTAGAATATCGTGTATCGATGGTGGACGTTGGCAAGATTGCAATTCATTTCACGCTTTCAGACCCTAACGAGCGATGATTCAAGTTCGCATATCACCGGCGCAAAGACGTAAGCTAGAAGCTGATTTGAAAGTATTTGCCGACAAGTCACAAGTTGCCGTTGCTGAAACCGTTGCTATCATCGGAACATCAGTAGCAAAAGAGCTTGCGCGTAAAGTTCAGCCTTTTGGACTGACTAAAAAAGTAGGAGATTCTTTTGAGCTGAGCATACAAAAGCAAATTAACAAAGCGGCTAGATATGCAACATTCAGAGGAACTGAGGGAGAAATCGCACAAGTTCACGAAAGATACAGAAACGAAAAAGGATCAGTGACCGTGAGACCGCCTAGGCAATTCCAGCCAGCAAGACCAACATTCAAACGCGACGAAATTGATCCGTATATTGTTAAGAAAAAAACAAATGCTGGCATGGCTAAAGCTGGATGGATTGCAGCTGGTGAAAACATTGATTCGCCATTGCTTAAAACTTCTCGCGGATTGGTTCGCAAAATTAAAGGTATTGCGCCATGGATTAGACGGCACGTAAAACCAAGCAAAGGTTCATCGAGATTTGAGCGCAAATCAGGATTAAACTCTACGATATATCTTACAAACAAAGTCGATTACGCATACAGCAAAGGCAATTACAACATGCGAACGGTTCCAAGCGCGATCGCAGACGGATACAAACGCAGCATAACAATGATTCGCGCTAGACTCAAAAAGCTACAATGAACACTCAAAACATAAAAGAAAGAATCGTTGATTTACTTAATAGTCAAATCATTGAAATTCCAACTGTGGACGCAGAACAATTCTCTGAAGTTGATTTGCCATTTATTGGCGTTACAATGAACACAGAGCGAGTTTCAAATGCTTTGCCTAAAGCGTATAGGGGAACAGTTGAAGTGAAGCTCAGGGCGCACAGTGGCGATACTCTGACAGTATCACAAATAAATGCAATCACCAACGAACTGGAGGCAATTTTGACAGATGACTTTGGATCGTCAATCAATCATGGATTGAGTAACATATTCGTTGATTACTTTGCGACAAATGGAGGCATTCCGCAATGGGAATCAGACTCGCTAGAATGCTCATTCGATTGCGACATTGTTTTTCAATCAATTTGATTTTGACACCGAAAGCATTTTGTATGGCTACTTTACTAGGCGCAACAAATGGAGTTTGGGGCATCCCAGCGCAGCAAACAGGCTTTCTTCTGGAAGGCGTTACTTGGGCATATAAATGCCAAACAAAAAACGTGATGAACATCACTGGCGACAAAACTGGTCGCAGTGATTACGATGAAGATTGTGTTATCAATTTGACTGCCAAAATTCCAGCAGCAAGCGCATTTTCTGGAACCATTTCAACGACCATTTCACTCGAAACAGCTCCGACAAATCACTTGATTGGCGGTATGAGCGCAGGAATAACGATCATCGATACTATCGACGTATCGCAAGCCGCAGACGACTATCACGGTATCACTCTTGCGGCTACTTATTCGCCAACAATCGTAGCATCCTAATATTTCAAAACTAAATGAATAAGCCATTCTCAGGGATGCGAGGCGATAGTGTCTCGCATCTTACGCAAAAAATTTCCGATCCAAAGCTGGCTGCAACGATCATTGCTATTGACGTTCCGCTTGCTTCAACACCGATGCAAGTTGTAACTGGAGACGGAATCAAAGGTTACAAAATCATCTGGCAATTTACAGGCGCATCACCTACGGGAAACACTGCTGATATTGTCACAAAGGCATGGTTTGATAATGATTGGTTAGCTAAAAACGCAAATCATACGCTCGCTAAAATCAAGAACGCTTTTCAAGTCATGTATGCCATGTCTCGGCACGCAAAAGGCGAGGAAAAGTATGCAGGAAAGTGCGATGCATTCGACACCATCAAAACAGCTAGCACACCAGCAGCGGCGAGCATGGTAGCACTTGGGCACATTTGCCTTGGATATAACGATTACAGCGGATCGACATGGTGGCATTTCAATCGCGCCGCAGCCGTCGATCTTGATTGCTGGTGTGACAAAGAGATTCATCTAAAGCTACCAGATGCGGACGTTAGTTACATCAAAGCGGCATTACTGAATTGGAAACAGTTATTGGCAGAGGTCAAAAACATCACGCATACGGCAGTTCAGCACAAAGGGCGAACGGCATACATTAGCAAAGACGACGACCAGAAAACGATTCTAACACTAGAGAAATTACTATATAGAAAATGAATACAACTCCGACAATACAAGAAAAAGAATTGCGACCATTGAACCGATTCATCTGGGCGCGATTATGCGAGTTTCTAACTCAAGAAAAAAGCAGAGGCAAAAGCAGTAGTTTTATTTTGATCTACGGTTACGCCGCGCTCGCGATGGGAAGCAAAGATCAAGTGCAAACTGCAATGCGTTCCGATGATGGTTTTTTCGAGACAATGGCAGAATTCAGCATTGATCTATCAGAATCCGACGAGGACAAAATTGGGGAATACGTGCAGGGAGTCGTCAACCGGTGGGAGGCGGCACAAGTCGTAACGGAGGACACGGGAAAGCAGTAGATCGCGGCGACTCGCCAGATGATGACGCTTTTATGCGTGATTTACTAGCAAGCGAATACGGATGGACAAATGAGCAAATCGACGGCTTACCAATCGACAAAGAGGCGCAATTGTTTCATGCGATCCTTTGCAGAAAAGGCGTTAAGTGCTACCGCAAACAAATACAAACCGAAGATCATGACGTATCGCTTTTCGATAGATTGCAGGAATCACAAATTGAAATTGACACCGACGAACTAGAAGAAGGAATCACATGGCTTTTACAGTAGATATTCGCGGCAATGCATCGCACTTGGAAAAGACGCTAAAGAGCGTCAAGGGCGGTATTGAAAGCATCGGCAGTATCGCCGCTGGTAGCGTTGCTGGACTTGCTGCACTAGGCGCGGCAGGAGCTGCAGGACTTGGCGCATTTGTCATTTCTAGCAGCAAGGCAGCATCTAACGTGGAATCGCTCACGATGCAATTTGAAACATTGCTAGGAGGTGCAGATGCGGCAGGAAAACGCATGAAGGAGATTGTAGAGTTCGCGGAATCAACACCGTTTGAAATTGCGGAGCTGGCGGCGACCAGCAAGCTCCTTCAAACCATGGGTGGCACGCTACTTGCCACTGGCGAGGGATTGCGCATGGTGGGTGATGCGGCGGCGATCACAGGGCAGCCATTACAGGAAATCGGATTGCACATCGGGCGACTATTTAACGCCATCACAAGCGGCACAAGCGCGGGAGAATCCGTTGCAAGATTGCAAGAACTTGGATTGATGACGGGAACTGTAAAGCGCGAGTTTGAAGCGTTGGCAGCAGCCCAGAAAAAAGGCACGGCGCAGTCTCTCACGCAAGAGCAAGCAATGGCAAAGCTCCGCGAAGTATTAAAATCCACAGACGGCGCAATGGTGCGATTAGCTACGACTACCGAGGGCAAACTCTCTGCCTTTGCTGACAACATATCTAAACTAAAAGTCGCATTCGGAACTGGATTTAACGAAGGACTAAAGGATGCGCTCGACGCAACCAACAATTTTTTGCCACAGATCGAAGGCAAATTTAGAGACATTGGAAATGTCTTTGGTGATGCTATCAGCAGCGCAATTGCTGGAGATCCAGAAAAACTCGCAACAATAGGAGCTTACGCAGGAACTATTTTCGTCGAGGGGTTCAAAGCTGTATTTCTAAAAGGAATGGATGAGCTATTAGCCAGTGGTCTTGACAAGCTCAAAACAGAAGGATTAGATCCATTAGGCATGTACAGAATGAGAGATATGATGACAGGTGAATCAAGATTCAAAACTCCAGAAAAAACAGAATCAGCACCATTGTCTGGCTATATGCAGACTGCACTTGAAAAT